CGTCTCGCCCATCACCATTTCCGTAGGTACCAAGTTGTCGATTAAGTCTATTTGCATTAACACGTAGGGCTAATCCCTTTTTAGTTTTGTTGTATCGTTTTTGTTGCTTCAACCTTTTGGCTTTAGCTTTTGGGTTGGATTTATAGTATTCAGAGGTTTTTGCCATAGAGCTTCGCCTGTACTAATTCTGGGTCAACGGTGGGCATAACCTTTGCAAGTTTTTCTAAAGGATTACCATTGTAAGCAACTCCGCTAATATCATTAGCTTTCAACCAATCACAAGCTGCTTTTAAGTCCTGTGTAGTTGCTTCTCCGGCTTTTATACGTTTTAGAAACTCTTTAGTAACTAGATTATGCAACTCGTTAAACTGGTCTTCAGTTGCTTTCTTTTTCATCGTTTTGCTGTTTTAGCTGCACGTTTAAAGTTGGCAGCAGTAGGAGCTCCTTTTGCTCCGGGTTTTCTCATTTTCTCGCCAGAACCTTTTTTGATTCTTAGACGTTTGGCGTGGATGTTTGCATAGAGTCCGCGTTTAGCCATCTATCTGTACCCTTTCTTTCCGCCTTTTCCTCCCTTACAGGAGCCTTTTCCTTTGTGTGCCATTTAACATTTCCATTTACGAAGAGCAAGTGCCTTACGAGTAGGCTTGCCGTTTGGTTTTTTCATTGGTCCTTTGACACCCGACATGCGAGCGCAGAATGATCT